AGGACATTTTACTTCTTAATCTTAGGTTGCTTTGCAGAATGGATTGGAATTGGCTATCTTCCCTAAAGTAATATTTGTTAGTTTGGTTTTTCCCCCTATTTTGCCAAGTTATATAACCAAACAATTGAAGTTTATCCAAATGTCTGACAAGCGTTTTCCTGTGTTTAATTGAGGTTCTTTTCATAAGGTAGGAGTGACTAGGGGTACACCCTCTAGGAGCTGTTCTAAGCCTCCTAAGGAGCATTAAAAGGCATTTCTCAACTGGTTTAAGAACTGTATTATCCAATAACTGATGCTCAACTTTAAAGAATGATTTATCTTTCATATTTAAAATGACTAATAGGTTTTAATTTATCTATTGGAATAGACCAAACATAAGGTCTTGAATTGTGGCCAAAGTTTGTCCATTCACCAAGTATTTCAATATCTTTTGGGGCTATGTATCCAAAGAATGTGTATGTAGGTGTATCATCACCGACTAAAAAATAATAGTCTGTTTTTTTATACCCTTGTCTTATGATAAGATTGTTGGTTTTTTTGGACATCAATTGTGATCTTACTTGAACAGATTTATTATTAATGATTAAGTCAGACCCATAAAAATTATTTACGCTATGACTGAAATAACTTTTCATCTTTTTAGCTAAAGCTTGTTCGCATAATGAGCCAGAAATAGTCATACCCCACTTATCATAAATGTTAAAATTAGCATTATGACCCCAAGCAATATTTTGTCTCATACTTTCAGATTGTCTCAACAATCCAGTAATTGCACCAGATAGTATTTCTTCCCAGTTTAAATTTATAGTTTCTAAATTCATCTTTTAATTTTTTTTAGTAGTCTTGGCAGTAAAGGATTTTGTTTAATTAGTCTTATGATAGCGTCTGAAAAATTAGATACTATCTTTTCTTCACCATATTTTGCAACCTCTAGGTTATCTAAATTACAGATTGCATGCAAACATTCATGCAGTAAGGAATTAATTATATTTTCATAGGACTGGTGTTTTAAAATTAAAATCTTGTTTTTATCAGGCAAATACATAGCAAGACAATTAAGTTTATTTGCCTTTTTTTTGCCTATATATTCTATTTTAATTTTCCATTTCCTATAATAAACCCATTCTGGAAACATTAATTGCTTATACATTTTTTTATTCATAAATCAATATTTAAAGTGTTGACTTTGTGTTGAAAAATATATAAATGATTTGTCAATGAATGAAAGGTTAACTGACGAAGTCTATATAAAAGGGGATTTCAAAAAAGCTACTACATCACCAAGTCAAACAGCATTACAAAATAATGTTTGGTTTATTAAATATCCATTAAAAGAATACTTAGGTTTTCTTCCAGAAAATCCTAGTATTAGTTTTAATGCTGGTAGTAAAGTGCATGATTATTTTCAGGGGATACTAACTAACATTTTCAAAATAGAAGATGTGCAAAAAAATTTTGATGATTTTATAAAGATCACACCTTACCAAGATAAGCAAAAAGAAAAAGCTAAGATCATATCAGAACAAATTTTAAATTATGTTCAAAACCATCTTCAAGCCATAAAAGATATTTCAGGAAATAAATTTGATACTTGGAAAGTAGAAAAGTTTTTTTCAGAATGGTTTGATGATGTCTATATGGGTAAAACATTAAACATAGCAACTGAGGGATACATAGATTGTTATAATGATGATCTTAAAATAATTACTGAACATAAAAATAGATTTGGTTCAATTTATTCAAAGGGTGACAAAGTTTCATTTAGAAGTCCTAATAAAATTAAATCACCGCAATTTACTCATTGTATGCAAGTAGCAGTTTATTCAAAAGTATGTAAAGATTACAAACCATTTTTAATTTATTCAGACCATAAAGAATACACTATGTTTGATAGTAATAATTGTTGGGAATTATCAGAAAATGGACTTAAATATTTTTTTAAAAAATTTATACAAATAAACATTCAAAGACAAGAAATGTTAAGAATGGCAGATGGCAGTATAAAAAAACTTGCTATGATGATTGGTGTTGATTGGTCTGAGATAAGAAACTGGAAGAACAATTTTATGCTAGAAAATATGCAAGAAGAAGACATAAAAAAAATGGAGGACTTTTATGAAAACTTATAGATGTGGTGATCTAACAAGTGAAGATATTAAAAGAATTATAAATAAAGAAATCTTAGAAAAATTAGAAGAAATAGCTAGGAATGTTTATAAAGAAGAAAAAAAGAAAGAAGAAGAAGAAATCGTAAACCAAATAATACAAAAGGAAGGGAATAAATGAAAATTGATCCAATAGTAAAAAATATTTTAACTGAATTAAAATTTAAAGAAACTGATTGCCTATGGGAAAAACATGGAGCAACTTGTATGAAGCATAGATACATTGAAATTGCTGGCAAACATAAAGGAGTTTCTATAGATGCTTTAGAAGAAGTAGAAAAAAACTCTGAGGTAGGTGTTGTTGTAATTAAATGTCATGCTTCACTAGGTAAGGTGAAAGTAATTACTTATGGGGAAGCCTCACCAAAAAATAATAAAAATAATTACCCTTATGCTATGGCTGAGAAAAGAGCCATTGATAGAGCTATTTTAAAATTAATTGGCTTACATGGATTTGTCTATTCAGAAGATGAAGTTGATAGTCCAATTGATGATGTTTTATTTCAAACAACAAAGAAAGAAGTAATTCAAAATAAAAAACCAATTAAACAGAATTCTTATGCAGATAAACTTTTAGAAATTGAAAATAGTTTAAATGCTGAGAAACCTGATCTTAGTGGCTCAACAACAAAGTTGGCTAGACTAAAATCAGAAATAAATAAGGCACATAATTATTCCGATTTCCTTAAAACAAAAGAGGGAAAACAAATAATTATGTTAGATAACAAACTGATAAAAATGAAAATGAATAGGAGGTAAAAATGTCAGAATTTGTATTAAAAGAAGGAACAGGGTATTTAAATAGAGACAATGAAAACCCTGATAAATTTTGGGGTTCTTTCAAATGTGAAAAGGACTACAAAAAAGGTGAAGAAATAAAACTTACTGAATACATTAATAGAAAAGATGATGGAAAAGAAGTTCATAAATTACAAGTAAGAGGAGTTCCTAGAACTTAACTTATTGTAATATATTGGGGTGTTATTTTTTTTTATTTCCCTAGTTGTAAATTAACACCCCTTTATTAAAATTTAATAAGGAGCAAAGATGAATGACGATAATATAAAATGGATAGACATAGGTGAAAAACTTACAAAAGAATTATTAAAAAGAAAACAACAAGAATATGGTGATTTTGATGGAAATTCTTATATCGTAAGTAATTTTATTAAATCTACCCTTGAAGTAATTAATAAGAAAAAAATTAAAGTTCCAATAACAATAGTTCCTCAGTTAATGATTGTACTTAAATTAACAAGGACAATACAAGATGGTTCAAAAAAAAATATATATAAAGAAGATACACATAAAGATATTGCTGGGTATAATCATTTATTGAAATTAATGGTACAAGGAATGGAGATTAATAATAATGAAAAACAAGAATAAAATATTTTTTAGTCCACAAATTAAAAAGATAGTTGATTTTATGAATAGTTATCATTCTGAAAATGAATACTGGCCTAAATTAAATGAGATAGGAAGCGAATTAAAAGTGTCTAAGCAAAGAATAGGTGTATTAATGAAAGATGCAGAAAAGCTAGGATTGATAAAATCCAATGATGTTTTTATGAGAAAGTATAGCTTGACTGAACTGTCAAAAAGAAGTAAATTGAAAGTCAATAATTACTATGAGTTGTAAAAAAATATATCATTATGAAATGACTGTAGTAATGGAAGAAGAATTTGATTCTGTGGAGGAAGCCGCAAATCAAATAAACGCAAGTGATAGAGCTAAAGTATCTATAACAAATACTAGATTAGTTAAATCGCTTGTAAAAAAAAAGGAGGAGCATGGAGTACAACCCTTTAACAATAAAGGAACTTCAGCAGAAAAAGGAAAAGGCAGCAATACTAATGAATAAATACAAAAGTTTTGCTGAAAGAAAAAAGAATGAGATAGCAAGAATTGCTAATCTTATTATTGCTGAAGAAAGTAAACAAATAAGAATTTCTAGTTAAAAAGAAATTCACATTATAAAAAGAAAGAAAGGAGAGCTATATCTATGGCTAAATACAAAAACGAAAGTGAGACAAACATTAACATTCATATCGGCAAGAAGATAAGAAAGAAAAGAATAGATTTGAATTGGACTCAAACTGAACTTGCAAATAAGATAAAAGTTACATTTCAACAAGTTCAAAAATATGAGAAAGGAAAGAACAGCGTAAGTTCACCTAAGTTATTCATACTATCTTATGCTTTAAATGTTCCTATAACATATTTCTTTGAAGGATTTGATGTTATTCAGAACCAATCTAATTTTAGATATGAGGACAATCCTCCTGAATTAAACAGAAACAATCAGGTTAGAAATGAGAAGTATTATCCTAACCCTAATTCTTATTCTGAAATATTAGATGATATGAATTCAGAAGAAGAAAAATTAAAAATAACAGCTTAAATAATTAGTGTGAGCTAGTGTATTCTAAGAATAAGAAATGCACTAGCTCAAAGGTGTGCAATCCTATTTATAGTCAAATTAAAACAATCTATCAATCTATAATTGATTTTCCTCTGAGTCTTTTTTCATACAGACATAGTGAGCTGGCTCTTTAGTTGCAAAAATAACAAAGGGTTCATCAGAAATTATGTTTTTATTGCAATATTTGCAGATACCAATATTCCTAATAATCTTAGTATTTTTCTTCCAAAGTTTTTTTCTACCCACCATCATCCCAGCTTTTTTTTTGACAAGCTACGCCTAACTTTTTTTAAATCCACTTTTCATCCTGCTATATGCTTTGGGTGAAATTGTAGATTTAGTTTTGCTCCTACTAACACCTTTCTTTTTTCTTTGATTGATGTTGTAGTACAAACCTTTTTTGGCCATCTTGCCAGATTTTGTTTTGTGATAACCTTTCTTCATTTCTTTTTCTTTTTCTTTTTAGATTTACCAGCACTAGCTAAAGCAATTGCAATAGCTTGTTTTCTTGGTTTACCAGCTTTGATTTCTTTTTTAATGTTAGCTGATATTGTTTTTTGACTTGATCCTTTTTTTAATGGCACTATTTTTTCTCCTGTTAGTTTTGCTATTAAATTAGTTAACATTAGTATTTAGATTTCATCTTCTTACCAGATTTCTTTGCATATTTTTTAGCGGCAGCTTTGCCTTTTTTAGTATATGCAAACTTCTTTTTTCCTACCATTGGCATAGTTTTCTCCTTTTATTGTTACCATTTCTTACATGACCAATATCTAGCTGAGAAGACATCTTTTGCGGTTTCGCATTTATGTCTAGCCCTAAATGATTTTCGTCTTGCAGGAATGTTTTTTTTTATTGTCATATTAGCGTCACCAAATCTAATTATCTTTTCCATACCACCTTTGCAAGCTTTAACAACAAATTTTTTGCCGCCTTGAACTTGTCTTCTAGGTGAAT